GTTTCGCCTGGCGCGACGCGCTCGTGCAGGTCGGCGATGGGCTGCAATGCAGATTCAGGGCCGCGCCAATCACAATTGCCGCACTGGCAAAGCGGATCATCTGCGGCGCTTTCAGCTGGCGCATCGGCCTGGGCGGCGTCTGGCGCTTCAAAGATTTTCGCCAGGGCGTCAAAATAGGCGGGCGTTTCGGCGCGCTCAACTTGCCGGTAAAGAGAAAAAACCGCTTCGGCAGTCTTGCCCGTCATTTCGCCCTGGGCGTCGGTTTGCGGGATCTTGCAGAGTGTGGTTTCGTCCGCGCCTTCGGTGTCATAGTCGAGCAGGAAAACCGGTGAGGCGTGCTCGGGCGTGTGGCTGAATACGGATTGCACCAGGCCGCCGTCTAGCGTGATCCCGATGGGCGCGAGCGGAAATTCTAGCTCCTGTGCCTCGCGCGTTATGTAAACGTCGGTGTCAATGGCGCTATAAGCGTCGGCCACGGTTCCGAATTGCACTTGCACGGCCTCGCCAGTCATAGGGGCCGCGTCGCCTTCCTCTGTGAGATAGGCGTGCTTACCGAGGAATTGAAAAGCGGCGGCGTCGCGCGAGGCTTCGGCGGTGAACAAGCGCAATTCGTCGTTGCCATCGGCGTCACGGGTTTGCAGGCTGTAGATTGAAACTTTCATGTTGAATCCTTTCGGCTGTGGGTGGCGATTAGGCGGCGGCCTGGGCGGGCGCGGCGGCGATCTTGGCGGGCGTCATGGCCAGCCACTCGGGAACGGTCAGGGCTTCCAGCGCTTCAAAGTGCTGGCCGCCAACCTTGGCCAGGGCGGTGAATGTCTGGCGCGGCCTTGCGGTTTCGGTGCAGGTGCGCTCGCTGTAGGCCTCGCCCACGAGAAAGCCGAGACTGTTCCAGCGCAGCGGCGGGAGCACGTTCAACATTTCGTCATAGCGATCTTGCGTGACGGGTTTCCAGGTGGTGAGGGGCTTTGAATCGGTCATGGTTCACAATCTCCGTTTTGAGAATTACGGCGCGGCCTTATTGCCGCGCCGTCGAAAGGTGGCGGATTACTGCACGCGCATGGGCATAAGCACGCCGCAGAAACGCGGCTCGCCCGGATCACGAATAAGCGCAGGAGCGCCGCCATCGCGCAGGCACATGACGAATTCGCCGCCCGCCATATCGGCGAGCATTTCGCGCAGATAGTGGCCATTGAATCCGGCAATGACGGGCGCGCCCTTGTATTCAATGCCGAGCGAGGTTTCCGCGCTGCCATTGTCGGGGCTATGGCAGGCCATACCCAGCTTGCCGGGCGCGAATTCGAGGCGCACGGCGCGGGATTTTTCCGCCGAGATCAGAGAAACTTGTTCGACGGCCTCGCCAAAAGCGGCCACGTCCAGGCGCGCCATGTTCTCGTTTGAGAGTGGAATGACGCGGCTATAATCCGGGAATGTTCCGTCAATCGTTTTCGTGACGATTTCGCACGCGCCCAGGTCAAAGGACATTGCCGGGGCGTTCCCGCCGCCGTCATAATTCACGGTGATAATTTCCGGCGCGGCCTTCGCTTTCTTCAGCAGGGCCATTGCCTTGAATAAGGTTTCAATGGCCTTGCGCGGAATAATGGTTGCGGGCTCGCTGCCATGGTTGCCGGTGTAAGGCAGATCAAAGGTAACCATGCGGTGGCCATCGGTGGCAACGGCGCGCCAAACGCGGGTTTTTCCCGTCTTGACGCTATGCCAATAAATGCCATTGAGATAATAGCGCGTTTCTTCAGTTGAAACCGCCATGCGGCAACGGTCCAGGGCGGCCATAAAATCGGCGGCGTTAATCGCCCAGGTGGCCTTTGCGGGCTTTTTGGATTCGGGATAATCGGCGATAGGCAGGCAACCGTTCAAGGCATAAGTGACGCCCCCCAAATCCACCTTGGCGCGTGGCGCGCCATCGCTATCGGTGGAAATTTCAAGGGCGGCCATGTCCGACGCCTTGGCCTTTTTCAGCAGATCGGAGAGGCGATCGGCGGGGATTGTCGCGGCCAGATCAGAGTCGGCGGGGCCATTGGCGCGCGCGCGCACCACCACGTCCAGGTCGGTGCCTTCAAAGGCCAGGCCCGCGCCGTCGCCAATCACTGAAAGGTTAGAGAGAATCGGAATAGTGTTGCGGCGTTCAACCGGCAAGGTTGCGAGGGCGACGGCCAGGGCCAGCTTGTGGCGTTCAATCAATGCGCTCGGGATTTTGGCGGCGATAGCGGCCTGGGCTGAAGTCAAATTTACCATGAGAAAAACTCCTTTTTGAGTGTGGCGCGTCGCCTTATTGCGTCGCGGCCTGGTGCTAGTTCTGCAACAGGATGTGTTGCACGTCAATGGGGCGCGCGAAATTTAATCCGCGCGCCTCACTGTTTGTATCAAGCGGCGGCCTTCAGCTGGGCCATGCTTTCGGCCAGGGCCCACAGTTGCCGGTTCAGCTTCAAATCACCGTCCACGCCATTAACGGGGCGCGTTTCACGGCGCGCCACGCGGCGGCCCTGGGCGTCGCGCTGGACGTAGTTGAGTCCGCCCTGGGTGAGTGATTCCTGGGTTCGATTGAAAACGCGCCACAGATCATTGCCCACGTCGGCGGTGCGGCGCGGGCGCAATACTTGCTCGGGCGTAATCGCGGGCATGTTGTCGGCGTCGAAACGCAGCGGCATTGCGGCGGCCACAAAAGCGGCCTGTTCGGGCGCGGTGAGTGCCAGGGCGCGCATATTGTCAATGCGGGCGGCGTGGGCGTCGCCTTCCTCAATGACGGAATAGACGCCCTCGATTACGTTTGAAACAATATCGCCCTTGTGCGGAACCTTGACGCCCACAGCGCCGCGTTCCGCGTCGGCGACAATCAAGCCGTTAGAACAGACCAGGCGGAAAAAACCATAAGTCAGGTGGTAAGAGCTCGTGCCATCATGCGAGTTCACGAGAACAATTTCCGGCACGCTGTCGCCAACCTGGGTTGCCATGGCCGCGCCCGCGTGGCGCAGGCGGATCATATGTTTTGTGAAGCCGCGCTTTTCAGCGTCGCGCGATCCACCTTGCTTCACTGAGAACGGGTGAAAGCCTTCCTTCGCCAGGCCTTCAAGCACGGCGCTTGTGGGAATGTAGGTATAACGCTCGCTGCGTGAATCATGCTTGCCCTGGGCGAATACCGACGGCGCGGCCTTGGCGATTTGGTCCATGGTCAAGGCCTCATGCGAGCGGATGAAACCACCACCAGAACCGAAAGACTGGACACGGGCGCGGTTGAATGTGGAGGGGGAATAGAAGTTCATGGGAAAATTCCTTTCTGAATTTTGCGCGCTGCCTGATTGCCACGCGCGGTTAGGCGTCAAATGCGAGGCGCGCTCAGGGCGCGCGCCGCCTGGGTGGTCTAGTGGCCAGGTCGGCCAGATGACAAATCAAGGCGACGGAAAACAGGCCGCCAAGAAAGATTGTGCAAGTGAATAGGGCTTGGGCCGCGCTCATTGCTCGGCCTCACATGCGAAAGACGTGTTGCCAGGAAAGGCCACGTTTTCACGGTCGCGCGCGGCATAGGTTGCCGGGTGGTTCACCAGGGCCTGGGCGCAATCCTGAAGGGAGAGGCCAGGGGCCAGATAAACCGACTCCATGGTCGGGCCTTGCATGAAATAGGCGATAAGGAAAAAGGTTTTCATGCGCCCCTCACATGGTCGAAATAATAGGCCATGGCGGCGGCGGAACCGGCAACAGCGGCAAGGATTAGGTGCACCATTAGCACACCTCGCCGCCGGTGAGGGCCAACTGGCGAACCGTGGCAGCATAAGCCAGCGAGCGGCAATCCTCGACGGTATCAATTTCCATGTTGTCGGCCAGCAGGTCGCAGCGCTGGCCCAGGTTGAGAACGCCAAGATCAGCCTCGGCCCTTCCGATTAGGTCCAAGGCTTCGGTGATGTGTTGATTTGACCAAAGCTTTTTAACGATTCCGGTGCGGGTCGCGTAGGCTTCGACTTCCTTAATGGTGTAGGCCATTGCCGCCCCCTCAGATGGAATTGAGGTAAGATTGCTTGGCATGGCGAACCCAGCGGCGGGTTTCGCGGCGGGATTTGCGGTTAGACTCGTGGTGGTTTTGGGAAAGCTTGCGCTTCATGGTTTAAGCCCTTTCTGGCTGTCCGAATCGTCGCCTGATTGCGTCGGTCGGTTTCAGTATCCTGCAACACTACATGTTGCACGTCAACAAATGATTTAAGCCCTGGAATTGTTCCGCACCAGGCGCACCAGGCAACCACAAAAGCGCACCAGGTCCATGCCTCGCACCAGGGCAAAGGCCTGGTGACAAACGCCCTACAAATCGCCGACAAACGCTAACACCAGGCCAAAACCATCATTACCAGGGCGCAATTGTTCCGGGTGCGACACAAAAATAATTCAGCCCAAATACGTCAAAGGCTTAAGGGTGCGACACATGCCCCGCCGGAAACTTATTGCTAACCTTTGGGCCTATTTTCCCCCATGCGTCGCGGGCGCACTCCGAAGGGGAGATTTGCCCCGAGGCATGGCCGCCAGGCCAATGCCGAGAGGGGCTTAACCTCACTCCCCCCATTTTAATTCTGAGTAGAGGTTTACTGATTGTCCCAGGGCCTATTCATCAAGGGCGATCTAGACGCACTCGAAAAATTCGGCGCGCGCATTGAGCCTGGGCGCTTGCGCAAATACGCAAGCACAGCGGTGAACGACACAGCGCGACAAACGAAAACCCGCGTCGTCGTCGAGATTGTCAAAGGCTCATCAATTCCCAGGGGCAGGGTTGAGCGGGGCGTGACTATCAATCCCTACTCAAACCCGGCAACACTAACGGCGCATGTGAAGGGCAGCGGCAAGCCACTACCCCTCAAAGACTTTGGCGCAGCACAGAACGCGCGCGGCGTCACGGCCACAGTGTGGGGTAAGGCTCAATTCTATCCACATGCTTTCATTGTGCCGAGCCTGGGCGGCCATGCTTATCACCGAGTAGGGCCCGAACGCCTGCCAATAGACAAAATGTGGGGCAGCGGCATTGCGCAGGTGATGACACAGAAAGAGATTGCGCGCGTGCTCGTGTCGTATGGCCGCGAGCGTCTTGCCATCAATACACAGCGACAAATGCAGCGCGCTTTGTTCAGCGAAGCGAACGCATAACGCACAATCAAATCAATCCGTGTGCTGATGAATGCAGCACCGATGCGAGCAGGGCCACTCCCCCTAAAGGTACTTCCCCGGCCGGCGGGGGAGGTGCGGGTCCGCCGCGCCGCATGGATTTTTTAGGCTGCAGCTTGTGGCCGGGTTAAAAATGGTCAGGAAATCAAAGCAAACCGCTGAAATCGCAACTGTGAAACCCAAAATGAAGCGGGCGGAATTCGCTCGGCACATGAAGGTTTCGCCGGCGGCGGTGACGAAGGCCATTCGAAGCGGCCTGATCAAAGTTGGAAAAGACGATTTTATCGACGTGGCCAGCCAATCCGCGGCGTGGAGGGTAAATCGCGACGAAACGAAGGTCCGCGAGGCTGGCCGGCCACCGAAAGTGCCGACGCCGGATCAGATCAAGGATCTCGAAGAGCTCGCGCAGATCCGGCTTAAGAACGCAAACCTGGATCTCGAGCTGAAAGAGCGCGAGCTCGCGAAAAGCAAAGGCGAATTGGTTTCGCGCGATGAAGTGAAACGCGCAATTTCAGATTTTTCGCGCTTGCTGTCGCAAAAATTGACGAATTTCCCGTCGCGCTACGGTTTGGAGATCGCAGCGGCGAGCAATGCCGAGCCGCGGACGATGATCGCCACGCTCGATCGCTTCATGCGAGTGCAGATCGAGGAATTGTCGAGCACGAAGCCGACATTGCCCGGCTGATCATGGAGGCCGAGCAGTCGTCGGCCGATTATGAATGGGCTCTCGGGCTCATTTGGTCGGAACTGAGATCTGAGCCGGCGTTCACCGTGTCCGAATGGGCCGATGAGCACCGCAAACTTTCCAGCGAGGCCTCGGCCGAACCTGGCGCCTGGCGAACTTCGCGCACGCCGTATCTGCGCGAGATCATGGATTGCCTTTCGTCCTATTCCGCCATCGAAACGGTCGCGGTGATGAAAGGCGCGCAGATCGGCATGTCCGAAACTGCGCTTAATGCGCTGGGATATTTCATCCATCACGCGCCAGGCCCGATTTTGTATGTGCTGCCGACGCTCGACGTCGTGGCGAAGTTCTCGAGGGGCCGCCTCGATACGATGATCACCGAGAGCCCCGCGCTTCTCGAGCGGATCCCGAAGGCGAGATCTCGCGATAGCGTCAACTCGGTTGATGAAAAGAAATTTCCCGGCGGGATCCTTTATCTCGCCGGCGCCAACTCGCCGGCGTCGCTCCGATCGCTGCCTATCCGCTATCTGCTTCTCGACGAAGTGGACGCCTACCCGATCAGCGCCGGCGAAGAAGGCGATCCGGTAAACCTGGCATCGAAGCGAACTTCGGCGTTCTACCGCCGCAAGATCCTGATGCTTTCGACACCAAAGCTGAAGGACACGAGCCGCATCGGTTCCGCCTTCCGCGAAGGCGATCAGCGTTATTACATGATCACCTGCGACGGTTGCGGCGCAGAACAGCCGATCATGTGGAAGCAAATCAAGTGGCCGAAAGGCGAGCCACAAAAAGCGGTGTTCCGCTGCGCCCACTGTGGGCACGATCACGAAGAGCATCGCAAGATCCAGCTGCTCGAAAACGGTGAGTGGCGTCCGACGGCCGAGGCGAAGAAGCCGGCGTATCGTTCGTATCATCTTTCGTCGCTCTACAGCCCGTGGGCAACCTGGGCCTCGATCGCGCAAGAGTTTGTCGACTGCCACGGCGCCGACGGAAAAGCGGATCCCGCGAAGCTTCAGGTTTTCGTCAACACGAACCTGGGCGAAGAGTGGGATGAGCCCGGCGAGCGTGTCGATGCCGAAGGCCTCATCGGCCTTCGCGAAGAGTATGGGCCGGTGTTGCCCGAGCGGATTGCAGTCCTCACGCTCGGTGTTGACGTCCAGCCCGATCGACTGGAAGCCGAGGTTGTCGGTTGGGGCGCTGATGAAGAGTCCTGGTCGATCGAAACGCACGTCTTGCTGGGCGATCCCGAGCAAGACCATGTTTGGGATGCTTTGAACGATCTGCGCCGGAAGCGGTTTGCGCATCCTGGCTATAGCGGTGAGGGCCTTCGCATTCAGGCCTGTTGCGTGGACACCGGTGGCAGCAACACCGCGCGCGTCTATGCCTATGCCGCGAAGTGGCACCACGAAAAAGTTTGGGCGATCAAGGGCTCAAAGACTTTCGCAGCCGAGATCTGGCCGAAAAAGCCGTCTCGCACCAAAAAGTCGGGCACCAACTTTTTTATGATCGGCGTGTCCGCGGCAAAGCAGGCGATCTACCGCCGGCTCGGTCGAACGGGTGCGACCCATTCGGGTGCTGGCGCGTGCCACTTCGGCATGCACAACGATCAAGAATATTTCGATCAGCTCACGGCCGAAGTGCTCAAGACGAAGATCCTGAACGGCTTCCCTACTAAATACTGGTGGAAGCCCGACAAGAAGCGAAACGAAGCGCTCGACATGCGCGTGTACGCATTTGCCGCGCTCAAGGGCCTGATCGCGATGGGCTTGAAGCTCAACAATCACGCTCTGGTCGTGGCCGGAAAGGTCAAGGAAATGGCGCGAATTCGAAGAGAAGAACCACACCGGCTCGAGAAGTCGGCCACTGAAAGCGCCCCGACAGCCGAACAGGCAGAAGGGAAAACCGAAACTCCGAAGCCCACGACCGTTCCGCGCAAGGCCAAGACGGCCAAGCGCCGGATGAGATCAAACGGCTACGTTTAAGGCTCACAATCATGGCACTCGACAAGACCGCGCTTCAGGCGCAGCGCGATAGCCTGAAAAAGGCGATCCGCAGCGGAGTTCTGAAGGTGCAGCATGGCGACAAGCTCGTGCAGTATCGCAGCATGGCAGATCTCCAAGTGGCGCTAGATGGCGTGAACAGCGATCTCGCGAAGTTGTGCCGTCGCCCGCGTGGGAACGTGCGCTACTTCAACATCACGAAGGATCTCGGCTAAGTGTCGATGATCGGGAAATTCGCTACCGCAATTCGCCGCGGTGTTGCGCGCAGCATTTTGAGCTCGAGCGATCGCGCTTTCTTGCCTTTCGGGCCAAACGGCTCGGCCGCATCCTTTGAAGGCGCCGGCTACGGCCGCCGCCTGAAGAATTTCCAGCCTGCGCAACAGCACATCAACGCTGCGATGATGAGCGCCGGCCGCACGCTGATCAAGCGTGCGCGGTTCCTGGTCGAGAACAACGCCTATGCCGGCAACGGCGTGGACGTTTGGACGCAATGGGTGATCGGCGACGGGATCCGCCCGCACATCAAATCCGAGCAACATCGCCAGGCTTGGAAAATGTGGGTGAAGGAAGCTGACGCCGAAGGCCTCACCAACTTTTACGGCTTGCAGGAAAAGGCCGAACGCGAGTGCTTCACCGCCGGTGAAGTGTTCCTTCGCCAGCGCTTCCGCAAGCCTGGCGACATGAAGGGACCGATTAAGTTCCAGCTGCAGCTCTTGCAGGCCGAAATGCTGGACTTTGCCTTCAACGTGCGCCTGCCTAACGGCAATGTCGTCCGCATGGGCGTCGAATTTGACATGATCGGCCGACGTGTCGCCTATCACTTCTGGCGCCAGCATCCCGACGACTTCCACATGATGATGCCGCCTGGCGGCAACACCCGGGTGCGCGTGCCGGCGGAACAGGTCATTCACCTGATCGATGCGCGCCAGGGCGGCCAGATCCGCGGCGTGAGCCGCATGGCCCGCGTGATCGTGAAGTTGTTTATGTACGACGGCTACGATGACGGCGAGCTTGATCGCAAGCGCACCGCGGCGCTCCTTACGGCCTTCATCACCAAGACGGGTGAGCAGAACCCGCTCGACGATGAAGATCCCGATGACGAAGTTTCGGAATACGACGAGGAAGAGCTCGTCGCGATGGCGCCTGGCGCCACCGTCGCCCTTAAGACGGGTGAGTCGGTCACAATTTCGCAGCCGGCGGAATCTGGGGCTTCTTACGAGCCCTTTCAGTATCGCACTTCGCTGCAGATCGCCGTTGGTCTGGGCGTTCCCTATGCCTACCTCACCGGCGACACGACCAAGGGCAACTTCTCGAACGTCCGCACGGAAATTGTGAACTTCCGCCGCCGAATTCTCGCGCGACAAAGCAATGCGATCGTCCCGCAGCTCTGCAATCCTGTGATGGATTGGTTTGAAAATTCATACACCCACTCGCCTGACACTGATCGCAAACCCATGGATGAGCTCGAGTGGATCGCGCCTAAAATGGATTGGGTTGACCCGCTGAAGGACGTCAAGGCCGACGTCCTCGCTATTCGCGGCGGTCTGCGCAGCCGTTCTCGAGTGGTCGCCGAAGGCGGCATGACGATCGAGGAAGTCGACGCCGAGATTGTCAAGGATATGAAGTTTGCCGACGACAACGGCATGATCCTGGACACGGATCCTCGCTACGTTTCGCAGGCCGGCATGTCCAATGCCATGCCGCCGGGCTCGGGTTATGGCGCGCCGGGAGACGAAATCATGGATCCGGCCGACAACAACGACAACTCCGAGCTGTCGGACTATCAAGGGGCCTAAGCCAGTGAAAAATCGTCTCGACCGTCTTGCTACGCAAGTCTTCAATCGCCCGCATCTGATCGATGGCGGGAAACTCGACGTGATCATGGCTGCAGTCGGAAGCAGGATCCTTACCGGCGCAGAGGTTGCAGTGCCGAAGGGCCTGTTCTTCGATGACGACTTCGAAGAAAGACCTTACGACGGTCCTGGCACCGAGCTGGAAACGGGCGGCTACGTTTTGGATTCTGGCGTCGGCGTGTTTCCGATCTCGGGCACGTTGGTACGCCGCGGATCTTACCTTGGCGACTGCGGGCTCACCAGCTACGACGCGATCGGCGAGGGCGCCGACGCCATGCTGGCGGATGGCCGGGTAAAGGGCATCTTGCTCGAGATCGATTCTCCGGGTGGCGAGGCCAGCGGCTGTTTTGATCTAGTGCGCCAGATCCGAGCGATGGCTGTCAAATCGAAGAAACCCGTGTGGGCCATTGCGAACGACATGGCATGTTCGGGCGGGTACGCGATAGCGTGCGCCGCCGATCAGATATGGATCACGGAACTTGGCGAGGCCGGCTCGATCGGTGTTGTGGCGACGCACGTCGATGTATCGGCGGCCGATAAAAAGAACGGCTACAAGTGGAACTTCATTAAGCGCGGCGATCGAAAGATCGACGGCAATCCCCATGAGCCATTGAGCAGCGAGGCACGCGCTTCGTTGCAAGACGACATCGACACCATTTACGACAAGTTCGTGAGTGTCGTTGCTGATGCGCGCGGCATCACCGCCGAAGCGGTCAAAGAAACCGAGGCTGCAATTTTCATGGGCCTAAAAGCTGTGGAAGTGGGCCTCGCGGACTCGGTGGGTACACTCGACGAAGCGCTATCCGCCTTCGCCAAGCATCTGAATGGCAAGCGGCCTGCTGGCGGCCTTGCTCAACTTAACCAAAACAGGAGTGCCAACATGGCCCTTAAGTCAAAGCCGGGTGCCAGCAATAAAGCTGCTGCCCGCACGAAGAAGGCTGAAGCCGAGGAAGCAGAAGTCGCCGCGGCGGCCGCTGAAGCCGGTGAAGGCGAAGGCGAGGAAGAGGAGGAAGAGATCGAAGAGGAAGAAACCCTCGTCGTCGCCTCTCCGAAGAAAAAGCCGGCCGTCACTGCCCCGGCTGCTGTCGACGTTGATCGTGCGATGGCGATCGGCGAGCTCGCCGCCTACGCGAAGTCTGTCGGAGTCCAGTTCGACTCCAAGAAGGCAATGGCCTCCAAGCTCTCGATCGATGCGATGCGTCGCCAGATCCAGGATGCCCAGGCCGACGCCGACGAGGAAACTGATGTGGTCGCCACCGCGCCGACCGCAAGCGCCAGGGACGCGAACACCAAAGCCGAAATTGACGGCATTTGGAACACGGCCCTGAAGCGCGCCCATGAAGCGCGCGGGCTGAAGTACAACGGCTAACCAAACCCAGGAGTAAAAGCCAATGTCTAACCTTTTGACTGAAGGCGTCCACACCGGGGCTTACCTGGTGAGCGAAGCCAATAACTCGTTGTCCCGCGAGGTTATCATCCTCGCGTCGGGCAACAAGCTCGGCGCTGGCACGGTGCTCGGCAAGATCGCCAGTTCGGGCAAGTACACCGCCCTTGCTGTTGCGGCCGTGGCGGCTGTCGGCGCGATTGCGTTCACCACCAATCCGGCGAATTCGCAGAAAGTCACCATCGGCGGCACCGACGTGACTTTCGTTACCTCGGGTGCCACGGGCAACCAGCTGAATATTGGCGCCAGCCTCGCAGGAAGCCTCGCCGAGCTGATCGCCTTCCTGAGCGCCTCGCCCGACGTGAATCTTTCGAAGTTCAGCTATGCGCTGTCGGGAAATACTTTGCAGATCACCGCAAAGACGCCCGGCACCGCGGGCAATGCGCTCACGATCGCCACCAACATTGCCGGCGCCACCGCTTCTGGTGCCACTTTGTCGGGTGGTGTTGCGGGCTCTACCGACGGTTCCGGGACTCCGTCTGCCATTCTGTTCGACAACGTGGACGCCACCAGCGCGGACACGGAGGCCGTGATTACTGCTCGTGAGAGCGAAGTGAACGGCAACGAGCTGATCTGGCCGGTCGGGTTCACCGACAACCAGAAAGCCACGGCCAGCGCGGCCCTGGCCTCCCTCAACATCATCGTCCGCTAAGTCGGGCCAACGGAAGGAATATAACCATGGCTGACATGGACATTTTCAATCAGGATGCCTTCACTATGGGGCAGATGATCGGCACGGCCGAGAAGGTTCCCTACAAACCTTCTCTGCTCGGTGAGCTCAATATCTTCTCGCCTAAGCCGGTGCGCACCAACTTCGCCACCATCGAAGAGCGTGACGGCGTTCTCAACCTTATCCCGACCAGCCCGCGCGGCGCTCCGATGCCGCAGGGCGTGGTGAACAAGCGCCGTCTGCGCCGTGTCGATACCGTGCGTGTGGCGAAGCAGGACTTCGTTCGCGCTGAAGAGGTCGCCGGCATTCGCGCGTGGGGCAGCGAAACCGAGCTGATGCAGGTTGCTCAGCTCATCGTCGACAAGCAGACCAAGTTGCGCGACGATATGGAGCTCACGATGGAATACCATCGCATGGGCGCCATCCTCGGCAAGGTGATCGACGTCGATGGATCCACCATCCACGATTGGTTCGCTGAATACAACATCAGCGCACCGACCGCGATTCAGTTCAAGTTGGACACCGCCAACACCGACGTGAAGAAGATCATCATGTCTCAGGTTGTCCGTCCAATGCAGCGCGCGGCCAAAAATGCCTGGATCATCGGCCGGACTTATCCGGTCGCGCTGTGTGGTGACAGCTTCTACGACAAGTTCGTCAACCACCAAGCCGTGAAGGAAACTTACCTTAACTGGCTGTCTGCGCAGGATCTGCGCCAGGCCTATGGTGCGTCGAACGCGAACGTCAAGGGCGCCTTTGCGGCGTTCAAGTTCGGCGGCGTGCTGTGGATCAATTACCGCAGCTCCGACGTGTTCGATGACAACGCCACTAACGGCCTCGCGTCGTTGGGTATTCCGTCGACCCAGGCCAAGTTCTTCCCCATGGATGCCGACGAAATTTTCCAGGTGGTCTACTCTCCTGGCGAAGGCATGAACGACGTCAACACCCCCGGCAAGCCGGTGTACTTCGAGCTCGAACTCGAGAAGCGTGCCAATCCGCGCTGGGCTGAATTGGATATGGCGGCTTATCCGCTCCATATCTGCGCACGCCCCGAAACGCTGTTTACTGCGGTGGAAAACACCTAAGCCAATGTCCGTCTCGGATTTTGACGCAGCCTGGGCCATGGCGGCCCCGGCACTCGACGACGTGTTCAGCGAAAATGTACTGATCTCCCCGCAAAGCGGTGATCAGTATTTCGCTGGCGCGGACGGCGCGCGTCAAGGCCGAACTGTGCGGGGCATCTACGACAATAAGGCGGTCGTGGTCCGAGATCTCGGCCGCCAAACTGCAATCCGCTCGCAGACCGATCGATCCGACGATAGCGTCGAGATCGATTTCGCGATCGCGAGTTTGGGCGAAAAGTCGACATGGCCAAAGATTGGCGATCGGCTCACTTTGTCCGACCGGCCGGATCAGCCGGTTTTCTCGATTTCAGCGCCGGCCGAATCTGGCCATGGCCGTGTGATGTTCAAATGCGTGAGGGTGACGGAATGAGCCTCCCCGCTGCATTGCTCCGAATTGTTGCTACGCAGGCTCTCATTGGCCAGACCTTTTGCGACGATAAGGTTCTCGACAGTCCAATGGACCCGATCGACGTAATCGTACAGGGGCCGACGATCACCATCTATACGGGCGAAGCGCACGCGAAGCCTGCCGGCAAAAGCCTGATGGAAGTAGAATGGAAGTACGATTTTTCCTTCCACATGCACTTGCCGTCTGAAGTCGAAACCAGCGTCGGCAAACTCAACGTGCGAACGGGCGGCGGCGAAATCCTCTTCGATCTACTTTGGCGCCAGATCCTGAAGGCGCTCTATCTGAGCGAAAGCAAATGGGCGAAGCTTTGGCGGGATGCGGTCAATGAGATCGACAGTCTGCAGGCCCGTCCATTCATGGTGGAAACGGCGAAGGGCGTCCGCATCGCGGCGCGAGAGGTGATCTTCGCGGCGCAGACGATTTTCGATCCGCCTTTCGGGGCCTTGGATCTTGAATCTTGGTGGGGCCAGGCAGTCGCCACTTTGAAGAACGACGAAAGCCCCTCGCTGCAGAAGCTGGGGCAGCTCTTCGAAGAGTACACGGTAGGCGACATGAGCGTGACTTCGCTGCAGTCGCTGCGTGCCTATCTCGGCCTGACCGATGCCGACATTGCGGCAATCGGCCTTGCCTCTGTCATCGACGGCGCGCCGCCGAATCTCACTTCGATTAACATCGCGGCCGTGAACGACGGTACGGTGACCGCCAACAGCGATACGCCGGCGGAACTGCCGTGAGCATCCATGTAATCCAGGCCAGGCTCGACGAGCTCGAGCTGCGATTGGCGGAAAGCGAACGCCGTCAATCCCGCATGCTATGGCCGGCAACGGTCAAGGAACGCGACCATGTGAAGGGCGTGCGCTTTCACATTGCGGACGACGAGGACGGCAAGCCAGTCCTCTCTCCCTGGATGCAGCCGCCGGATCAGAACGTCGGCACGCGCAGCCGCTGGCTTCCCGCCATCGGTTCGCAACACCTGGTGATCCAGCCGGCGGGCCACGATACTGCTATGGGCTTCGTCCCTCTCAGCCACAACGATCAGTCGGTGAACCCCGCAAGCGATGCGGACGACATTGTTCTGTTCGATGACGGGAAGTGCCGCGTTTCCTTCAAGGCGGGCGTGATGACTTTGAAGGCAGGCAACTCAAAGATCACCATCAAGGATGGAGAGATCAAGCACGAGAGCACGAGCCTGAAACACAACGACAAGGAAGTCGGCGACAACCACGTCCACAAGGACGTGGCGACAGGGCCCGACGTGACCGGCAAGCCGGCGTAATTCAGGAGGCCAGTGTGATTGGAATTGACCGCGATACCGGCCGCGCACTGACCGGCTGGGATCATGTCGTCCAGTCGCTGAATGTGCTCTTCACCACCCGCTATGTTGAGCGGGTGATGCTTCGCTGGTTTGGCACCGACATTCCGAAGCTGCTTTTGCAGCCAATGAATGAGCCGACGATCCTCGAGGTATTCTATGCGGCACTTGTCGGGATCGAGCTTTGGGAGCCGCGCTTCCGCGTGGTGGATATTTCGATCACCCAGGCTGAAGTGACCGGGCATCTCTCTTTCAACTTCACCGGGATTTACTACCCGCGCGGCCAGAACGGCGATTTCACCAGTTCGATGCGCAAGACGCTCGTGGTGCTGGCGCGCAGCACTGGATTGACCGCCCTGCCGGGCCTCTAACTTTAACGAAAGCGAGACTGAGAACATGAGCAGCGCATCCGTGCTGAATCTCGATTTCGCCTCCCTGGGCGATCCGCAGTTCCTCGAGCAGCTGGACTATGACACGATCCTGGCACGCCGTAAGGCGAAGCTGATTTCGCTGTTTGCAGACGCCGCGGACTTCATCAACCTCGAGACTGAGCCGATGGCTTATCTCCTCGAGGAAGCGTCCTTCACGGAAATGCTTATGCGCGGGCGCCTCAACGATGCCTACATGCAAAGCCTCTTGCCGTATGCCATCGGCAACGACCTGGACTATATCGCCGCTTTTTGGGGCGTCACGCGCATTGCCGCGTCGGGCAGCGACCCGGCCGAAAGTGATGACCACCTTCGCCGGCGCACCTGGCTTGGCATTGTCGGCCGCTCGCCGGGGGGCACGGCCGAGCGCTACCGCTTCGTGGCTATGAGCTCATCGGTTGAAGTCGCCGACGCCATTTGCTGGTGCGATCCAATCTCGCCTTTGGTGCACGTCGCCGTGGTTTCGACCGCGAGCGATGGCGTGGCCTCGTCGGATTTGCTCGCCACGGTCACGGCGGCACTCAATGCCACCGACGTGAAGCTGGTGAACGATACTCTTACCGTTGTGTCGGCCGTCACGCAGACCGTCAATATCACGGCCGATCTTTGGGCTTTGCCTGGCACCGACGTGGCGATCACAACCTCGAGCGCGGCTGCAATCCGCGCTGCGTGGGCGGCCGAGGGTGGCCTCGGCCGTGACATTGTGCCGGCCTGGGTAATCGCCCGCGGCATGATCGATGGCGTCCAGCGCCTCGAAAACGTCGTGCTCTCCACGTCGGGCACGGTGGATCCGCACTCCATGCTTGCCATGGGCACTATCACCCTCACCCTGAAGGGCACCGATTACTGATGGGCGTCACGCTTCTTCCTTCAAACGCTACGGCGTTTGACAAAGCAGCGTCGCAGTCGATCGACGTGCGCGACGTGCTGGGCGTGGAAGTGACGAACTTCCGGTCCTTCCGCTACAAGTCGTTGAGCGCGACGGCGAAGCTCGCCTTGATGATCGAATACGGGTTGACGCCGCTGCTTGCGTTTGGCGTGACTTCGGATCAAGCCTGGTCACTTGGCCGTGCGTTCCTCGAGAAGCGCGGCACGGCCGCCGCGGTGAATTCCGGTTTGTCGATGCTGGGCCTCTCGGGCTCGATCGAGGAAAACCCGCTGCGCCGCCGCCGCTGGAACTTGTTTCAGCTGGGCCTTGCCGCCCTGCCTGCCCAGGACGTGCCGGATCTCCGCAACCTCGCGGGGCTCACTCAGTTCGCAGTTGCTGAACGCTCGCGCTTCGTGCGGGGCTTCAAGTTCTATGACGTGCGGGCGGCCGAGACTTCCTACAAGCGCACGTCGGGCGCCATGCTTTCCGACTCTTCGGGCACGCGCATCGAGGACAATCCGGTCAAGTGGAGCTTCGGCCGGCCGTGGGATAACAGCCACACGCTCACGCAGGCTGAGTTGACGGCCCTTGGTGTGTGGATCGCTCCCTCGACCGATCCCTTTACCTGGGCGAACGCAAACTTCCCCTGGTCGCTGGCAACGTTCCCCTGGGGAACGCCGGTGAACAGTGTGCGCGCCGGCATCATGGCCGCGCTTCTCGGCACCATGGGTTGCTGGACAGAATTCAAGGACTCGGGCGGCAACGTGATCGGTTACCGCAAATGCCGTGCGCTGCACCAGGTGGCCGCTGCCGGCACGCCGCCTGGCCTCTACCAGGTGGGCAGCAACGGTTACGATCTCGCCAGTCCGTCCAGCCCGCTTCTGTACGCCGAGGCCATGACGGGCTTTGGCGACGGTTTAGGTCATGCTGCTGCCACTGTGGCCCTGCGCTTCGGCGCGACCCCTGCAGCTGGGCAGAAGCCCGGCGCCGTGTGGCTGGGCCCTGGCCAGCTGACCATGCCTTTGGCGGCCGTCGCCGTCACGAATTTCAATATCACGTTCCGCCGCACCGTGCGTGAGCGTGTCCGCTTCCTTCTTGGGATGACCTGATGACCGAAGATTTCCGCCACAAGTCTGGCCTCGCCAAGGCCTATGACCGTACAGCTTTGCGCCCGACCTATACCGACCTGGTGTTCACTGAAGGCCAGATTATTCAGGGCGCGGATCTGAACGAAATTCAGAGCCGCCTCAAAAATCGTGGCCAGCGCGTGGCCGAAACGCTTCTTCGCGACGGCGACCGGATCTCGGGTGCGGATATTATCTTCGACTCCGGCACGGGGAACGCAACACTCACCGCCGGCAAGATTTATCTGCAGGGCGACGTCCGCGATGTGGCCACCGCGTCTCTGACCGGGATCCCGCTCACGGGTTCTGTTTCGGTCGGCATCCGCATGGTGACCAGTGTTGTTACCATGGATGATGACGCCGCCCTGGGCGGCCTCGAGCCCGGCACCGACGCCGAAGGCGAACCGGGCGCTGCCCGCGAAGTCGAAACGGTTTCGTGGGGCTTTGAAGGTGACGGCAATCCTGGCGCACTGTTTGCGGTGTACCTCATCAAGGATGCGACGGTCATCGATCAAACCCCGCCGCCGCGCACCACCGGTGTGGAAGCCCAAATTGCGATTTATGACAGCGGCGCCCACGGCAATTATGTTGTGAGCGGCTGCTCGGTAACCGCGATCGGCGTTGTCTCGGGCCAACAGGTTTTCTCGATCGGCGCTGGCGAGGCCAATATCCTCGGCTGGAAGCGCACGCGCTTCAACGATTATCGCTGGACCCGTGCTGAAGATCCCGACACGCAGGTCGTGACGGCCGAGCCGCACACTTTTGCGGACGGCGGCACCGGCACGGTGAAGATCCCGGTCAATCACCCGCCGATCTCGGCCGTGACTGCGGTGGTGATCGAAAAGATCATCACGCAGACCATCACGCACGGCGCGATCACGGGATCACTCGATGCGCTGCCGAAGTCGAGCGTCACGCAGATCATTTCGGTCAGCCAGGGCGCCACCACCTACACCGCAACGGCCGATTACAAGCAGACCGGCGACAAGGTGGACTGGACGCCCGCCGGCCTCGAGCCCGCACCTGGGTCAAACTATTCGGTCACCTACCGCTATGTGGAAGCGGTCGGCTCCTCCACCGACGGAACGACCGCCACGGGTTATTTGGTGGACGCCACCAGCATCACCGTTGCGGGCGGCGTGACCGGTGGTCAAGTGTCGTTCACCTACTCTTGGAAAGTGCCTCGCGTCGATCTGCTTTGCTTTGACCAGGCTGGCACCGTTGCCTACGTCAAAGGTGTTTCTTCGCCGACAAGCCCACTTGCGCCGCCTGTGCCTACCGAATTGCTTCCGCTCGCGGTGATCACGCAGAGCTGGACCGGCCTTCCCTCCGTCGCGCAATCCGGCGTTCGCTCTATCACCTTCGCCGACGAGAAGCGTTGGTTTGACCTGGTGGATCAACTGCAGGATCTCGTTGCGCTCAATCGCCTGCAAATGAGCATTTCCTCGATCGAGCCGGTTGCCAAGAAGGGCATCTTCGTCGACCCGTTCCTCGACGATCGCTATCGCGATGACGGCACTGTGCAGACCGCGGCGGTGTTCGATGGGCAAATGAGCCTGGCGATCGACGCAACGCCGACCCGAATGGTGATGAGCGGCCCGGTGCTGCTTGACCGTCTGGCGGACGAAGTGATCGTCGATCAGAGCCTCGGTTCGGTTTGCATGCTGATCAATCCGTATCAGTCATTCTTGCCGACGCCTGGCTCTCTCGCGCTGGATCCTTCCGACGACTATTGGACGGTGTTCAGCACCGCTTATCTTTCTGACGTCACAAAGCGGGTAACTGGCAGCAAGAAGTCCACTGTCACTACCGACAAGTCGATTTCCACCACTGACACCACCATTGAGCTGCTTCGGCCGATCTCAATCAACTTCACAATCCGCAGCTGGGCCCCCAATGAGCACCTGACTGCGCTACTGTTTGACGGTGTGGACGTGACTCCGGCTGGCCCGCTCATGGCGGACAGCCACGGTGTGATCACCGGCAGCTTCACCATCCCGAACCTGGTGAAGGCCGGCACGAAGGTTGTTCACGCGGAAGGCTCGGCCGACTCTGTGGCCGAAGCGATCTTCGTCGGCCAGGGCACGCTCGAAACCAACATTCGCCAGAAGATCACGACCATCACTGTTGTGCCGGCGATCCCGGTCGTGACGACCGATCCCGGCTCGAGCAGCCGCGGCGGTATGACGACGGTTTCTGAAGGCGGCCACCTTGATCCGCTTGCACAAACCTTCAGCCTCACCGAAGGGCGCTACGTTACGGGCGTGAACCTCAAGTTCTGCGCCGCCGGCAACCGCAACAAGCCGGTGATCATTGATCTGCGCACAGTGCAGAACGGCGTTCCGACGAATGACATTTACGCCCAGGCTGTGGTCGACATGAACACCGTTGTTCTCGGTGCATGGACTTCCTGCCTTCTCAAGGCGCCGGTTTGGTTGCCCGCCAATCAGACGTTTGCCTGGGTTATTAAAACCGATGACGCGGCTCATTCCGTCCTTTGCGGCAAGCTGGGCGACGCCGACATTCTCACCGGCAAGCGCATCGCCGGCCAGCCCTACACCGTGGGCGTGTTGCTTTCATCGTCGAACGCCGAAACCTGGACCGCGCACCAGGACATGGATCTTACTTTCCAGATCCTCGCCGCGGTGTTTTCGCCCACGACGAAAACCTTCAACTTCG